CAATATGAGGTAAAAAGAGGTATTTTTACACACTCCAACAGTAGTTCACATTCGGAAATAGCTATCACTCCTATATATTATACAACCAAAATACGTTATTAAGCTCCATATTATAGTGTACTATGGGAATGTGAACTAGGAGAACCTTGATGAAAAATGAACAAATTTGAGGAAATAAAAATGGATAGAGAAATAAAAATTTGGAAAAATAGGCTGGAGATTTCGAAAGTAGAAGGCTCAACGTATACAATAAAAGATAGAGGAGCAGATTTATTTATACATGTGCATTCTTTTAAATTGAATAGCCCAACTAACGGCAAAACTTGGCTATCATTTTATGGAAGGAATGATACATATATCGGATGCTTATGGATAAGTACCGATACCGATATGAAAAAACTGCAACAATTCTTGGAGGATACAAAATGAACCCAATAATGGAAGCAATATTATTAGAACCCTGGCGTTCAAAAGTCAGGAGTTCAAACAAACGCAAGTATTACGATGTTGTAAAGCGAAAGGATGAGACTTACTCCTGTAACTGTAAGTCATTCAAGTACAACGGAACTGACTGTAAGCACATCATAGCAGTAGAGGGATTGTAATGGGAGAAGCAGCTAAACTTGTTAACAAGATTGCTCTTATCATGGAAGAGGATTTCTATTTTTCTGTTCCAGATGAAGATGGTAGGAAAGTCTTACAAGGTAACAAAGATGCTTGGGAAAGACTCCAAAAATTAGTTGAACAAATAATGCAAATAAAGGATGGTAATTAAATGAGGAATGCATACTTCCTTCCAAGTGGATTTGAGACCCAGGAAATTATTAATCTCATTGAGGCAAGAGGAGACAACAAAGAGAGGCTGACCAGAATTAAAGAACGAAAGAGAGCCGAGCAAAAGTTGCATAAACAGGCAAAACATAATAATGAACATAAACTATATGATAGGATAATTCAAGTACACAAACTGATGACAGGTGAAAAAATTCGAATCAACAAAAGGACTGACCAAATACAATATGGCGTTGACTTAGCCAAATGGTGGAATGAGCAACATGAGTAAAGATGAACAAGAGACAATATTCATTTTAATAAGCTACAAAAACGGAGCGAACAGTGATTGGATTGAAATATCACCAGCATACTTTAAAACCATAAAAGCAATATTCCTAAATGGGACAGACAAAAAAGGCATCGCAATATTAGACAGAAAAGATACGTATCCGCTTCTTGTAAAAATATCCGAAGTTCAATCCATAGAGGTTGATGTTCCAAATTAGGAGGCAAAATAATGGAATACCCAAGGCATCATTTAAATTGTGGTGGCGAACTTAACTTTGCAGAAACAAGAGTTGAGACCATCATAGTAAATAAGAAAGCTGTTGAAAAATATGGAGACAAGGCAATAATAAAACAGTTTAACAAAGATTTCTTTAAGTGTACTAAGTGTAAAGCTTTCATAAATGTGATAGTTTTCCCTAGTTGGGAACAGTACGTTTTAAAAGGAGATATACGAGTAGAGACATGGAAATATTGGGAAATAAAGAACGCATACAAAGCACGACAACAACGGAAGGAGTTATTACATGGTAAGTAAAAAGAAACCTTTAAATAGTAGTGGCGATATACTATTGGCGAAGAGAGATATTCGCTGTTGGTACTGTCAGCTTCACGGTAATGATATACTTGACAAATTTGGCTGCTGTAAACGATGTGAAACTAATCTTATAAAATATCCGCATAGAGGTAAATTAATTTACCCTGGTTTAAACGATGAAAAATTAGCACAAGAAGTTCTAGGTACACGGGAAAAATGTGTCATCCCTTCGGAGGGTGGGGCATCTACACAATTACCAATCTTCGAAAGAGAGTATGAGAAAAATGCAGGCAAAGTCAATCACTGTAAAATCTGCTGGCAAAAAACATTGTTCTTTGTTTGGTCAACTTCCAGGGCGATAGATAAAGATAGACTCAAAGATATAGACTCATTCAAAAGTGTTGCTAATCTTGAACGGCTCGGCTACCCCGTTTGTTGTGCCTGTGTGAAAAAGGAGGCGTTATAAATGTCGCATAATACAGGTGAATCCAATGATGAACAAATAGCATGGGTACTTAATGTTGACAGAGAATCAGAAGGCTCTTATCTCACTATAGTACGAAAAGAAGCCACTCGTTTTCTATCACATAAATGTAAAGTATGTGGAGAAGATGCACTATTCTTTATATGGTCAACCTCCAGGGTAATAGACAAAGATAAGATAGGACTAATGGAGCAGTTCGATAGTATTATGGACTTAGAACGGATTGGTGTTCCTATCTGTGTAGCATGTGTAAAAAAATATAAACTATTAGAGGCAAAAAAATGAAACCTAAAAAATTTAATAAGCTATTGGATGCTTCAATCGAAAGAATACGGGATACCCTGGCTGCTAAGAGTAGCGAATATGCTAGGGATTCTGACAAACTATACAATTTCAAAAGAACAGGTGAAAGACGGAGGAAAACTCCAGAGGAAGCCTTAATGGGCATGGCTGAGAAGCATTACACTACTATTGAGGACATTGTGGAGAAGATAGAAGCAGAGAATCAGAAACGTGGACTTCACTTTATTGCTCGACCACCATTCCTGACAAGAAAAATATTAGATGAAAAAATCACTGATGGTATAAACTATCTTATACTATTAGAAGCACTAATTAAAGAAAGATACGGATGGGTATAATATGACCAAAGCAGAAATAAAAATAAAAATAAAAGAGAAAAAATTAGGAGAGAAACAGAAAGAAGGTGCTTATTTAGCAACATACATTGATGAAGATGACCGCATAATATTCTTTGATGGATGGAATACCAGTATAGTATCAGTAATCAATGTAGTACCTATGGGATTCAATGTGCAAGATAATCAACCTGTTATTCAATACAGAAACCTTAAAAAAATAAAGATGATAACGCTTGAGGTTGAGTTAGAATGACCAAATACGGAAAAGAGATTGTACTAAGTATTGCACCATACAAGACCATCAAGATAGCTGTGATTGATGCTCCTAGTTTTGAAGAGTGCAACAAAGATTTGAATGCTGAACTGGACAGAATGCCCGAAATCAGAGCCTTAAACAAAGCTGAGATCAAGAAGGTGTTAGGCTAATGGCAAAAGGAAATAAGAAAGCAACTAAAACATCGAAAGATATGCTACTGGACAAAGGCTTCGACCAGTTAGCTGTGTCACTAGATAACATGGTAGAAGGGATAAAGGAATCCATGCCCCTCCTTGCTGAATCCCTGAAACTTTCAAAATCAATAGTACTGGAGTACAAAAAATCAGCTAAAATTGCAAGGGAGCAAAATGCAAAATAATAAAAAAGAGGCTCTATTTTTACTAGAGTCACAGCCTCCGCATTTGGGAGAGTTGATTCCTGTGCTTCTGAAATTACAGGAGTATGATACTATGCATGTTTGCATTAGTGGTGTGCCAAAAGTTGTGCCTGTAGCAAGAGTTATAGCTACCTGGAAATTCTTATTAGCTGCATACAAAAGTAAAGCATCAATACTCGTAATAAACGAAAAATATGAAGAGTTAACAGAGTTACCAGAGATATTTAAAAACTGTACAGTACTAACTACATCATTAAAAGTTTATATCCATATGGCATCATTAGGTGTCGAGACAGAGTTAGTACCAAAACCACTTGGATATTGTGATGTCTTCCAACGTACCGCATATCGTCAAGGAAGGGCGTATGATTTCATACAAACTTTAAAAAGAAAAGAGGAATAAAAATGGATAAGCTAAAAATATTAAGCAGAAAAGTAGGGAGAAATTCAAAAGCAATTGAGAGCTTATTTTCTGTATCTGAACAAATAAAAAATGATGCTGATGCACTATTTGTACAAGCACAAACTGAACTCATAGAAGCAGAAGATGCTTTCAAAGAAGTTAAAGTAGGTTACGTGGCATTGCAAGCCCGTTGTAAAAAAGTATTTCTCTTTGTAGAAAAAATATTTGGTGAATAAAAATGACAACATTCGTAACAAATGAAACTGAAGATGAGGAAATTCTTTTCGCATCATTCGGTTCAATAAAAAAGGGGCAAGACCCTAAAAAATCTATACTGATAAAAGAAGGCGAAAGTATCGTAGGTGTAGTCAAAGAGATTAATGACTCGGCTGTATACAAGAAAATATATCGACTAAAAGTGGACAAAATAGAGCCAATCGTAGTCATACTTGGAAAAACTGACCTGAATAATAAAATGGGATACGGGACAAAAAAGAGTAATGTTGTGGTCAAAGTCAATGACCTCATACAGATTACATTCGATGGAATAACAAAGACAGGCAAGGGTCGCCCATTCAACAAGTTTACTGTCGGAGTTGCCAAATAGTATCCTCACCATATGGCAAATTAGGGGCACAAATTCTGGATGAGGGTTCGACTCCCTCATGTGCTCTTAGTCGTGGATACTCTGCACGGAGATACCGAAGGAGGTACGAAACGACTTAAAGGTTTAGACCTAGCAGAACATTAGGAGTTGCCGTGTAAGACCCAAGAGGCATCAAGATGCGTGGGTTCGATTCCCACCTGCTAAATGTGAAAAAATAATAGATTATTGGAGTGATTAGCACGAGCATACTAAACGCAATAGGAAACACGCCCCTTGTGGAAATCGAAAATCTCTGGAAATCAGGAGAGGTTAGAATTTTTGCAAAGCTGGAAGGAAGTAATCCAGGTGGGAGTGTAAAAGATAGAGTTGCCAAATACATGATTCAGCAAGCGATAGAAAGAGGAGAGCTAAAACCAGGCATGGAAGTACTGGAAGCGACAAGTGGAAATACTGGAATAGGTTTAGCTATGGTTTGTGCTGCACTCAAGTATAAGTGTACTCTTGTTATGCCAAAAGCTGTGAGTGAAGAGAGGAAGAAAATCCTACGGGCATATGGTGCAAGGTTAATCGAAGTTGATGGTGCTACTGATTTAGCAATTACAACAGTTGCAGAAATGATGAAAACACATGGATGGGTACACCATTATAATCCTAATCAATTCGACAATCCTGACAATTGGAAAACACACTATATGGAAACTGCTCCAGAAATAGCAAAACAACTTGGAGAAATATGCTATTGGACTGGGCACTCCCCTTATATGAATCCAACACATTTTGTATCGGCTTATGGAACTACTGGCACAATACGTGGATGTAGTGCATGGTTTAAATTTACTTATCGTACAGTATTACATATAGAGAGATACAGAACAAAAATAATAGCCGTATCCCCACAAAAAAACAGTAAAATTCAAGGGCTAAAAAATTTACAGTTTCAGATAGTGCCAAAAATACACAACCCAAGATATATAAATGAAACACTTTTTGCTACGGACAAAGAGGCTTTTGAAATGACCCGTAAGCTGGCAAAAGTAGAGGGCATATTCTGTGGCATGTCCAGTGGTGCAGCAATGAGTCAAGCTATCAAGGTAGCTAAAGAATTAAAAAGTGGTACTATTGTAGTTATCCTTGCAGATAGAGGAGACAGGTACTTATCAACTGGGGTATTCGCATGAGAAAATTAATAACTTCTTGGGATGCAAAATTTATGGTGGCTCTCCTTCATGCAGAAATTGTTGCTATAGATACGGAGACTGTTTCTTTGATTGACAAAACTATGGTAGGATTTAGCCTCGCATTTGACGACAAATCGTACTACATTCCAGTTAGAGATAATGTATTAGATAATATGTCTATAGAGGAAGCTCAACATTTATTAGATGTGATACTCTACGATTGTACAGTAGTTTTTCATAACTCAGCTTTTGATATGCATGTGCTGCATAACTTTGGAATTAATGTTTACAATGCTCGCAATATTCACGATACCCTACTAATGGCTAATCTTGTGAATGAGAACATACGACACGGATTGAAAGGACTTGTAAAAAGATACTTTCATTATACAATGACAGAACTCAAAGAACTTTGTGGTACAGGACAAAAGCGTATATCATTTGCAGATGCACCTAAAGAAAAATGGAAATACGGAGCAGATGATGCTTACTATACACTAAAGTTATTTTTTTACTTAGTTAACAAACTAGCACAGGACAAACGACCTGCTGAAGTGTATGGAAAAATAGAACGCCCCTTGCTAAATGTAATTGCTGATATGCATATTCACGGGATTAACATAGATGTAGACAAAGTTATAGGAATTAAGAACAAATGTAACAGTATAATAGAGCTTTCTGAAACTAAATTAAGAGTAGAAATGGGCGAAGACATTAATTTCGGTAGCACGCAACAGCTAAAAAAGTACTTCATTGATAAGCGACAAATGCCAGTTATAAAACAGAGTGCCAAAACTGGAAAACCATCTATGGATAAAGAAGTTCTTGAAAAGTACGCTGAGACTGATGCCGTAGCTAAGACTCTTTTGGAGTATCGTAAGTATAGTAAGATTATGAGTACCTTTATACCTGCTCTAACACCCACTGAATGGGATTTTAAGACTATGACTGGAAAAATCCATGCTAACTTTAATCAAGCAGGGACTACAAGTGGGCGATTTAGCAGCAGTAGACCAAATATGCAGAATATTCCCCGTACTAATGACGATGACCCTGATGATATAAGAATTAGAGAAGCTATCATTCCAGATAACGGAGAAATTCTTATTGGAGCAGATTATTCACAGATAGAACTACGTGTACTTGCTCACTTCTCCCATGACCCGAATCTCATCAAGGCTTATAACGAGAACAAAGATATACATCAACAAACTGCGGATGCCTGTGGATGTTCCAGGTATAACGCAAAGACAGTAAACTTTGGATTGGTTTATGGAATGGGTGGCAAAACATTAGCAAAAAAGATAAAGGTTTCTGTGGAAGAGGCACAACGATATATAGATAGATACTTTGATACATACTCTGGAGTTAAGGAGTTTTGGGCTGAATCTGAAAGAAACTTCATAGACTTCGGATTTGTGGAAACTCTCTCAGGGCGTAAAAGAAGGCGTTCTGACAACTTTATGGCAAAGGACTCCTATGACCAAGGTGGTGAGATTCGGAGTGCGACAAACGCCATTATACAAGGCTCTGCTGCTGACTTAATCAAAATGGCTATGATAACTATGTATTCACGATTAAAAGAGTTCGATGCTAGAATAATATCTACGGTGCACGATGAAGTATTAGTTTCTTGCCCAATTAAATATGCACAATGCTGTTATGATATAATAAAATCTAGTATGATGAAAGCTGGCGAAAATTTATCTGTGCCTGTTGATGTTGCAATCAAGTTTGGTAGAAATTGGGAAGAGGCTCATGGAGATGGGATTAAATTGGAGGAGTTAAAAGTTGATTCCAAAAAGTAAGCTCAAAGGAAAGTATGTTTCATATTTCAACTTAGGTCAACGAGAGGGCAAAGTTATAAAGATAGTTGGCAAAACATTGACCGTTCAAAATGCTGTGGGAGAAAGGAAGCGTATTCATCCTGACAAACACAGAATCCTTGGCGTATATTTCAGAAAGAAATTGGAGGAGATAGATTGGACTTCTTAATGCTAGTCGCTGACATAGCAGGCGTACTTGGAATGAGTTACTTTTTATGGGCTGAAATAAATCAGTTAAAAAAGATAAGAAGAAAACATAAAGTAAGTGGAATTTCTCGTACTGCTTATACAAGTAAACTTAAGGCAATAGGATTTACAAGTGTAATGTTAACAATAACTGGTTTATACTTGTCACTTGCAGTATTACTTACCGAAGGAATTATCGTAGTTTGGGTTTTACAATTGATAAGAAAATATAAAAAGAGGAAGCAAAAATGATAACGCTATACCTTGCCCATAATTTTTTAACTCGAAAGAAGGTACGCAAGTGGGAACTCAGGATAGAGAAAAAGTATAACGTAAATTTGGATAATCCGTTCTATGATAATCCAGCAAGAGCAGAGGAAATGCTGATATTGGATTCATATGTAGATTGCAGTAGAAAACAACGGAGTTACTTATCCACAAGAAGCTCATACAGTATAGTTGAGGATGATTTAGAAAAAATTAGAAAAAGTGATGGTATTGTAGCTATACTAAATGATGTTAGGATTGGTACACCAATGGAAGTATTCTATGCATCGAGAGTTCTTCGACTCCCTGTTTATGTTGTGACAAGAAAGTATGCAGCACATCCTTGGGTTGTAGAATTAGCAACGAAAATATTTACTAACAAAAAGGAGCTTGAAAGATACCTTGCTAAGTTGTAGCATGGTTCATAAATGAATTTTTCAGAAAAAAATTTTCGGTGGAAAAATGCACAAAGATATGTTGATGTGGATACAAAACGGTGACGTAGTTAAGGGTGAAATAAATTTCGAGACAGGTACAGTTACATTCTATGACAGATTGGATAATATACTTGTCCGTTGGAAAGGTCTTTCGTCTAAACAATTAGGTGAAATAAAAAAACAAATTCAGAAACAATTATCTGAAAGAAAACGAGTAGGATTTTATTATGTATAGATGTTCAAGATGCGGAAGACCTATAACTATACATGAACATGTACAAAATACTAGAATATTAAAAATATTGAGTAGGCAACAAGTATTGCATTTTTGCAACTGTTGTGTGGAATTAATACAAAGGGAAGATAAATATGCCATATATAAGAGAACTTGCAGCAAGAATAGTATTTAATAGAATAGCAGAAAAATTAACAATTGAGCTTATGATAGCAGGTGGAATAAGGGGCAACTTAAACTATTTCATATTCAAATTATTCAAAGAGTATATCGAAAATTTTACTAGAAGAAACAATTATGCTGGTATGGCTGATTTTCTTAGTGAGTTGCATGAATGTGAAGAAGAGATAAGACGAAGATATTTAGTACCATATGAGGATAAAAAGATAGAAGAGAACGGTGATGTAGAATGAAAAATAAAAGAATAGTTGATGGTGTAGAAATATCATTGGATGACGGCGACCCTAACACTAGCAATATAGAGTATGAAGATGAAACCTATGCAGAAAAAAATGATGCCATACGAATTGAATGGATGAAAAAACAACTTAGATACTATGGTTATCGTTTTATTAACAAGAAAGGTGAGACAGAAGAATGATGGATGGTGATGTAAAATGAAACCTATAATGTTTATCTTAGCAAGGATATTTGGTAAAAGAGTAAGTAGTGTGATGGGTACTCGTATAGTATCATATCATTGGCGTGAATGCTATTGGGTATGGAAAGTTGAAAAGAAAGCAACATATTTTTGTAGAAATTGTGACAGGATAATCAGTCGAAAAGAATACGAAGCAAGAGATGGTGTATGTCGAAGATGTTGGGGTCAAATTGATGGATAACATACTTGTTACTGTAATTCTAACTACCTACGATAGACCTGACTACCTTTCCAGGGCTTTGAGCAGTGTAGTCAATCAAACCTACAAGAATCTACAAATCCTAGTCATTGACGGGAAAGGATTACAAGAGACAAAAGACCTTGTACGCAAATTTCGTTCAAAAGATGATAGAATAGTGCATTGGGTACAAGATTCAAATGTAGTAGAAAAAGCTACTATGTATGGTGATGTTCAACGTGCTAGAAATTTTGGTCTCGGACAATCGAATGGAAAGTATGTAGCTATGCTGGATGATGATGATTATTGGAAACCCAACAAGATTGAGCAACAATTATTCTATGCAGAGCTATATGATGCAGCATTAGTAAGCTGTCAAATGGAAGTTCACGATGCTACTTCTACCTACATAGACAAACCTGCACTTCTACCAGAGTATGAAGATTTACTCAAGAGTTTTAATATGTCATGTACTTCATCATATTTTTTGAGAAGTATAGTATTGAAAGCCATCGGTGGTTTTGATACAAATCTTAGGTCTATGCATGAGTATGACATAGCTTTGAAATTAGCAAAACTTAGCTACAGAATTTTCGTAGTACAAAAACCTCTTATGACTATGAATCGAGACAACGCCAATGAGAAGAAGTTCTACTACATAAAGGTAGCTGAAGTTCTCGACCTCTATAGGCTCTATGGCAAAGACATGCTGACCTATCTTGGTGCAAAGGGTTTCGCATTCAACGTAATTAAATCTTCACTGTTAGTTTCCCTATTCCTAATGGGCTTTATAGTTAGAGAAAAAATATGGAGAATTATATTTAAATTAAAGGAGATGTATCAAAGATGAAGAATTTTATATGCTGGAGTAAGGATGAAGAGAACTTATTTGAGAGTTCATCAGGTGGAATATTTTTAGAGCTTGCCAAAAAAACGATAAACAGAGGAGGATTGGTAGTAGGAGTAGTTATGCCTGAGTTAGAACCTTTCTACATAATTACACGAAATTTAGATAGAGTAAAAAAAATGCGTGGTTCTAAATATTTACAAGCTAGATTAAGTATATATGTATTGGAAATTATGAAGTATTCTAAAAGACCTATTTTATTTGTTGGATTACCTTGCACAATAGAAGCAATGAAAAGAAGATTCAAAAATAAAGATAGTATTCTGTATGTTGAATTGCGTTGTCATGGTGTTATAAGACAAGATATTTTTGACAGCTACATAGATAAATACCACAAAAACGCAAAGACTGTTAAATTTCGAGACAAGACTGATGGCTGGAGAGGTTCTACTAAATTATGCGTGATTACAAAAGACGGTCTTGAATTTGATTATAAAAGCAAATTAATAAAAGATTATATTCAAGGAACTAATCAGAAACAACAATGTGCATTTTGTAAATTACATCCACAGGGCGATTTAATTCTTGGAGATTATTGGGAATGTCCAGCGTTTCTTGAGAATAAAAAAGGTACATCTAAGGTTGTAACAGTCACCAAGAAAGGACAGGAATTTTTTGATAGTCTTTACAACATTGAACGTAAAGAACATTGCCCGAATAAGATTGCCATCATGGGAGGCATGACAGTTAGTAACAACGGTACTCTGATTATGACACAGAATTTTATTGAGTATCTTTCGAAAGAAACTGATGTTGGATTCACACTACTTGAATATGAGAAAGGCGATACAGGAAAAGAAGTTATGGAAAGACTTCTGCCGAAAGAGATTACTGACAAACTAGACTATGGATTTCATAGTGCCTGGGACTTACTGGATGGACACAAGCTACTTGGATACATCAAGAGTATTAGATGGAGAGGTCAGTCTAACTTAGAAAAACAAATTCGAGATTGTCAAACTGTAGTGTACTTAGGTGGAGACCACTTTGTAGGTAAAGCAATACTCAGGAATCGACTCTTGTGGACTATGAGAATGCTCTTTACTTACTGGGATTTCAGGAACATAAAACGAGCAGGGAAAAAGCTTTACCTTGTTAGTCAAACTATGGGGCAATTTCCATGCTATCTAAAACCGTTTGCCAAGTGGGCGTTTTCAAAAGCTGACAGGATTTATTGTCGTGATGATTTTAGTATGCAAGAGATGCAGAAGCTTGGATTAAAAAATATCAGCAGGTGTTATGACTTAGCCTTTTTGCCAATTCATAACGAATCTAGTTACGAGCACCGTTCTAAATTCACAACCCTTGTTGTCTCTGATTTGTGGCGAAAGTATTGTGATACAAAGGATGAGTTCACTGATAAGCTTGCATATATTGCAAACGCTTTGAATAAAATTACTGGGTTGCCTGTTTATCTAATGGCACATTCTGATAATCAAAATATAGATTACCGTTCTGGAGAGGGTCTTCTTATAAAAGAAATAGAACGTAAAACAGGTAACAAGAAGGTTTCTATTTTGCCTAATGGTACTCCTATTATGCATAGATTAGTATTGGGAGGTAGCCAATTGAATGTCTCCCTTAGAATGCACGCTTCTATCTCCAGTTTGCAGCAAGGAGTTCCAGTGATACCTATTGCATACAGTTCAAAATTTAAAGCTTTGTATTCTGATTTGGGATTAGAAAGCTTAGTAGCTGGTAGATTGAATATGATAGAAGTAGCTTACAAAATTGAAGAAGTATGGCGTACTAAAGAAGTTTTCAAATTTTTTATCAAGAAGAATTTAAAGTCCAAAAATGTTAGACAACTAGCATTGAAACCTGTATTGGAGATTGCAAAAGATGTACAATAATAAATATAAAGTATGCCCAAGATGTGGCAAGAAAGGCGAGTGTGTTTATCTTTGTTATGATTGCCGTGAAGATTTAAACGGAGATGGATTCAAATTACAAAGAAGATTTTATAGTGGTGGATGTACAATTATTATTCCTACTTGGAACTGTGTAGATACTTTGTATAAATGTCTTGAGTCAATACCAAAGGCTTTCCCACCATATGTAAAACTTGAAATAATATTCGTTGATAAAGAGAGCACCGATGGTACTCTTAGTTGCATTGAATTTTCTATGCTAGAGGATGAACTTGACCAGATACCATATAAAATTATCACTGAGACAGGTAAGCTTGGTAAGGCTCGCCTGGAAGGGATGCAACACGCTAAATACAAGACACTTTTTTGGCTTGATTCAGATATTGTTTTGCCCAAAGATTATATCCGTAATTTATTTGGTATGGCTAGAGATTTACACGCCTCTGGAAAAATCCCCTTGCTGACTAACATATATGGGCTACAAGGATGGATGGACTGTAGAGATGGAACTGATAAACGAAAAGAGCTTTGGCATAAGTGGTGGAGTGGATTCGAGAGAGGTAACTTTGACCGCTACGGCTATAATCTTGGGTGTCCTACGGCTAATCTACTTGTTCTAAATGATTACAAACTAAACTTTACACAGAGACAGGAAATTTCAAAGCTCAGTTCTCAAGAAGATAATTACTTGGGAAAAATAGTAAGAACTAGAGGCATGGAAATGTATGTCATGGATATTCCAACTCTTCATTTAAAGTTTGACCAGAAACGAGCCAAGGATAATCAGGACTACGAAATCTTGTGGCTGCTAGTCGGAGAAAAAGGAATACATGGTTCAAAATTAAAAGCCCTGTGGCATTTCAAGTGGGTACTGTTCAGAGGTCTACGTGCATGGCAAATATACCCTGAGTGGAAGGTGTTAAAACTTACACTGAAGATATACATCAATGCAATAAGAGCCGTTCTAATAAAAGATGAGAAAATAGTATCACAAGAAAGACTTACAGAATTAAGAGATTGGTAAAATGATTCTTAGATGTGTCAGTGAAACAGCGACAGAATTAGTTGATAAAGTATACATTCATCCTATTATAGCAGCCTTGTTAATTTTCGTACTTGGTTTTAGCATTGCATATATAGCAATTTTATTCTTAAACAACGAAACAAAAAATCCTCCATAGTCGGAGATAAATTGGGTTAAGGAAAAGAGGCAAGGAAACCTTAACCCTTTCTATCTTCGTGTTAATTTTAATGCAGCTTTATACAAATCTATAATAATCATTACAGTTAAGCCAGCAATAAAGCCCAAAGCAATAATTACTATTGGATTCATTTTTCTAATCCTTCGTTTGTGTATTTTCGTAGCACTAAATTCACAATAACTAATGCCATAGCTTGTAGTTCAGGTGATGCTACAAATCCATACTCAATTTGTAATGCCAATGCAGCCAGGGCAATTAAATTTGCCCAAAATGTTTTTGATTTCCAGAATTTTTTCACTTTTATACCTCATGTTTGTGGTATACTACTATGATAGTAACATCAATAGCTTCATCAGAATCATTTGTTACTTTGACTGTATATTTCGTATCTTTTTTAACTACCCAACTTTCCATATCTGCTGAACCTGAAATTTGTGCTTTCCATCCTGCTGAACCACTGTGTAATTCAACTAATAAAAACCCATCTTCGGTCACTGTTGGATTACTTACAAATACCGTATTAGCACACGGCAATGGTTTTTGTCTATTCATATTTAATGGTGTAATTGATACTCCACCAGTGTATGTAGGTTCTTCACGAAATTCTACATGCGAACTACCAGTTGTATTTGCAGTTGCTACTAGATGAATATCGTGAATACTGCATGTGCTAAATCCTAATGTACATGTACTTCCAGCAGCTAAATCATCAAGATGGTAAGATGCAAGTATTATTTCTCCATCACTCAATTTTTGTTCTTGCCAAGTATCCGCAACTATATTTCCATCGGGAGTAATGTCTAATACATCACCATCGTTATCTTGTATCCTTCTTTTATCTACTGCTATATTATCTATTGCCATTCTTATACTTCCTTCTTATTTATTTCAAGGTTATCAAATGTGATGTAATAACCACTATTAACACTGCACCCGTGTAATCCACAGTATCCAGATACTATTGCTTGACTTGTATCTTCTACCATTGTTATCAACTCCCAAGCACCGTTGACGTACTCTTCTACTGATAACTGAAAACCATCAACTCTGAATCTTGTTTTTACATATGTACCATAAGGGTGTGAACTTGTCACCTGTCCAAGAATTGTATTTACACCGTTGACTAGCTTATCTATATAGTATGTTCTATAGGTTGAAGCACCATATATCCTTAACCGATACATATTTGAACCTGCTGCGTTGCATCGTAACACAAGTCCACCACGAAAGTTTGTACTGTTGGATATACTTATATCTGCAACAACCTCATAGTCAACACATTCACTATTCCCGTTCCACAGCATAAGTTTTTGATATGAAAGACGACAGCGTTTACTTCCACCAGCTTCAATTATGGCGATGCCACCTGTGCCTGTTATATTCCAATCGGATTTACTCATCCCAATCAACTCCCTCAAAATCTTCGTTGTCTTGATTTATATAATTATTATCTGTAAACCACTGATTATAAAACTCATCAATATATTCAGATGTAAAGTTGTTATCATTGAACCATTCTGTTTCAAAATTTTCCGCAATTGATTCAAGTTCAAGTTCAGGTTCAGGTTCAGGTTGTGCTTTAAAAGTTTTGAACATCTCTTTTAAATCTTCTTCTCTTTGTTTACCATAGAACGATTGATTCTTAGAATTATTCATATCAACTTCATACCACTTTTTTACCATATTTATCATTTCCTTTAGGATTGACAGAAACGCCCTTTAAGGGCATTCCAATCAAAACCCTACTCATAATACTATGTTAACTCCGTATGTAGCTAGAACAAGCAGCAATAGAATCTTGACGTAAGCCTCAAGTTTTGCTATTCTGCGGTCATCCTCTACCTGTCTTGTGAGTAACCAGAATAGCATGTCCTTATTTAGAACTCGACAGGATGCATTCCCGTTTTTACTTCTAAATTCTTTAACGAGTGTTTTTACTTCCTCAAGTCCCTGCTCAAGTTTTTGGATTTTTGTCTTTTTTGCCATACTGCTCCCTCAATTTAGATTCCTGCTCTTTTTGTACCCCTTGTTGTATTTTCATTCGGAAATTGCCTATAAGGTATCCAACTACACTCCAATTTTTACCAGTGTAAGTGGTATTCTTGAGCATCATATCAAATGCCTCTATTTCTTTTTTATCTATATCTATTTTTACCATTGTTTTTCCTCTTTTTACGACATTTTCAAAATTGCCTTAATAGTTGTACCATCATAAACATGAATTGGTGATGCATTTACATCATTAGTTGCACCTAATTTTAATCCTATAACACTTGTTCCATTGTACATTTGAACAGGTGAACTATCGTCACGTTGCAACTCTATATTATCTGTACCATCATGGTAATAAATATCTGCACCGACTTCGCTAATAGGTTTTTCTTGTTCTACATCCCAAGACATGAATGCAGCAGGGTCATCCATTGTATTATGCGTTGTTCCTAACCAGTTATCACTACGTCTAACTGTAGATACACGCACTTCATCCATGAATCCTTCCCAGGCATTTACACCATCGTTTCTCCCACCTATTCTAAATATAGTGGTATTGAAATTTGCAGGACTACAACTAGCATCTACTGCTATTGGTGTACCATCAAGTATGAACTTAGCATCATCTGTTTGCCATGTTGTTGCAAAGGAATGCCAATTACCAACATCAGGCACACCACCGCTAGGTTCAAATTCTCTAACGTCATTAAATTCGCCGTTAATTTCATATTTAACTGTTGTTACTGCTATCATACTAACCCAATCAATAGCATCATCGTAAAGATGAAAACCGTACATACTATTATCGTTATCTCTATTTGCTCGTTGTTCTACGGTTAGCTCTTCCTCATCTATCGTAGTTGGTAAGCTTATAAAATCTCCAGTACCATCAAAATGTTGGGAGTATCCAATATCCTCATCTCTTTCATCTGGTAAGTCACCTTGATATGTACCATCATTGCCATTAACTGTAGAATCGACACAACCACCTGCGGAATCATCTAAATGATAAACGCCCCAAAAGTCGCTATCCCAAGTATCAGTTGTTGATGGGTCAACGACAACACCAACTTTTCCATAATAAATGTAAATATCTGTGTCAGCTATACTTGATAGTGAAAGTATTTTTACCCAAAAAACAAGTCGCCCACTGGTGTCAACATATAGTTCTATCTCATGTTTAAGTTGTGTATCTTCTGCTGAATTAGTAAATATAATATCATAACCACTAGCACTTTTAACATGTCCACCGTTTAGTTCATCACGAAGGTCATTATCAGTCACGCTAATAAGAACTGGAAAATCAGTCTCATCACCATCAACTTCTGTATGGTCAATGGTTATTTTCTTTTTGTAGTTATAATTATTATCGTACCAAACCATGCTTCAACTCTTTTATTCTTTGGGTGTTTCTTCAGCTTTTAAAGATTTAGTCTGTACTCCCCCAGGATGTAAATAATACTCTCCTGTGGTTGTTTTAATGTACACACCTTTCGCTGAAAATGTGGCTTCGCCATCTTTATTTTTGTGGAATATATTTAACCTGTAGAATTTATATCCGAATGGTTTTATGTCATGTACCGATTCATCAAATTCTGCACTTATTACATATTCCTTTGCTTTTAGTTCATTTATTATTGCTATTTTTGCATCATCTACTTTCGTCATATTTATTACCTCACTATACTAAATATATTTGTTTAACTATCCCCATTAAATTATCTCGGTGGAATTTACCCTGAAAATGTCTATGCAAATCACGTGGTATTGCAACCACATAACAATTATCGATATGATGCCAGTCTATTATTTCAGATTTATTAAATGGGTTATTAAACATTTTTTTCGTGTTCATTTGTTTATGTCGTTTATACATATGTCTTAGAACTGTCAATTTACCATTCATCGTTTTCTTATATTCAGCGACTTGTTTTTTAAGTTTCTCTTTATTGTTTTGATAGTATTTGGCATCTGAATCTGATTTATATTTACTACGCCATTCTTGCTTTTTCTTTTTACCTTTTTCGGAATGGTCATATTTAAAACATGCTTTTCTATGTGATTCTATTGACATTTATATTACACTAAATCCGTACGAAACCAAATTTGTCCAAGACATGTAGGACTAGATGGGTCGCTTGTTCTAAGTTCCAATACAAAATTATGAGCATCAAGACAATGGAAATCGACATGTTTATCACTTGGGCTACTAACTACTTCCCACAATGTTTCATCACTGCATGTACTAATTTCAAATCCACTTGCTGCTTCAATTTTATTTACAATACCTCCATCGCCATATAATTTTATGGAAGCACAGAAATCAGTATCATTAGCATAGATACCTAAATCGTCACCAGAATCAGCACCACCTATTAACATGGAAAGCGTTCCATTATTAGTAAATCTAAATGCTTGTCCGTCAATAGTACACTCTGAGTATATAGTGAAATCTGTGCATGCACTATGTTGAATGTAATCTGTCATATCCTCCCAACTGCCTGTTTTTAGGCAATCGGATGGACTGAAACTTTCCCACCAATCTTTTACTGCCATTTAATTTTTCACCTTTTCTAAACTTAATTTCCATAAATAATTTGAAGGATGTTGCATGCTGTTTACTGTAAAATCTTTGATTGTGTATTCCGCATTGAAGCAATCTCCAAACTCATAGAGTACTACATTGTAATTATTTTCTATCCAACTATGTATTTTCTGAAATTTTTCTTGTGCCATTTGTGCAGCACTTTTGCCTACAAATTGGTTAAAACATATTGGAAAACACAATGGAAAACAAGTTGCATATAAGTTATCGCCTGTTTCCACAACGCCTACTTCAACACCCTCTAAATTTAAAGGTTGTCCAGCAATACCTTCATCAGCCAATTTGTAATCTCGCCATAAGTTAAATTTTTTGAGTTGCTTGTCTAATTTATTATCTAATGCGTCTTCTAATGGGTAACTTAATACAACAGAATCATACCACGTTACACGTATCTCTATCCTTGCAGTAACCATAAAATTAGGGTCGCCACATATCGTTCTAACCATCCAATGGTCTACATCAAGATTATTAATGTCAGTCCAAGTCCATGTTGCAGGGGCATTAGTGTCATTAGTAATATCAATCCAATCACTCCAATAAGCAGGTATTCCCACGCCTGTAGGTAAGTAGGAATGAGAATCTCCATTTCCTAGTGTGAAAATTGGTTTAAGATAAGCGGTTAATGTTCCACAGCTATCGCCACAATCTGAGAATGCTCTAATTTCAACTTTAGTTACCGTTGTATCACGGTCTATAGGTGATGTATTTTCATCGCACCATTGTATACGATTATTTATATATGTTACTGCTGCTGAACCTGTTACTATACCATCAACCATTCTTTCTGGAAAATCTTCCCATCCAAGTCTTGCACCATCTACACTATAATGATTGAAGTAAAACATTTCTTGTATGTCAGCAGTTCTTAGAGTAAATTCATTGCATGCCATTAAGTTCTCTCCAGTAAAATTATCCATTCATAATGAATAGGTTTTTCTAATACGAGTCTCCATCCAAAGGATTTAATCATCCATTCTGTGTCCCAGTTAATATTATTTAAACCTGTAATAGTAATTGGAAGTCCATCTAAGCCTAATTGTTGTATAGCTTGTATTTTTTCACAAGCATCAATTTCCCAATCGTCACCTTTTAATAGCAATGACCATCTGTTCCGTGATTCTCCAAACACTATTCTTTCGCCATTCCACATATTCATTTCTCTTACATTTTGTGCGTGGTCAGTAGATACTTCCTTTGGTGCTATCATATTATGATGTGTTGAATAGTTAACTTTTGTATAAAGTTGAGTCGTTCTAATTTCTGGACTTTCTAGTTCAGTGTGAAATACTTCAACATACACTTGAGTACATGTGTTACTGTCCCCTGCTGGTGCTGGTTCAGTTAAGAAAATACCAGCTTGTAGTGCATCAATGTCAGCCCATGTCCAGGCAACAGTTGTTTGTGGATTCAATGCATATTCAGTTGAAATTAATACCCAATTTGTATCTGAACCTGGCGTTTGGTCATCTTGATAAGTGTTACCACCTGTTTTAATTACTGTTTTTGTTGCAGTAAGAGTACGTAACCATACCCACGCATAGACCACAATTTTTGATATTGTTCCAGTTTCAGTAGTGTGATTTGTTAAATTATATAAATCATATCCAGAGCCATCAGGTTCATACATTTTAACAGTTGTTGTGAAAGCATCTGGTGTTACCTCATCTACATTTTGCCAATTAGGTACAGCAGGTGAAGGTGTAAGTTCTGTTACATCTCCAGCACCATTAGGTCTAAATGTAGTAATGTGTGCTACACCAACTGATGGACTACTGCATTCTAAACCAGTCTGCAAATTATCAATATCATCCCATGTCCAAGTTGTATCTGTTCTAGGATTCTCTGCCCAAGTATTACTATGTGTTGCATATTCTGTTGCTATATTAATATCACTTGATTTATAAATATCAGTACATGCATTATCAGTTAAAATTAATTTGAAAGTACCACTTGTAGCTTGAGAGTCCAAATGAGATTTTGCTCTTCCGAAAATTTGGACATAATTAATTGTATTAGGAACATCATTTTCAGTTGTATGATTTGGAAGTTCATATAAATCGTATTGCAAATCTGTTACAGTACTATAAACATAAGTTGCGTCTTCATCAGGTGTTGCTACAGGGTCATCTACGCATTCCCAATTATTAGCTGCACCTACTGGTGTAAGGTCTATATGACACCCATCAGCATTAGGTAGGAAATTTGTATAAATTCTTGAAATTGTTTGTCTGAGTGTGATATAGTTTACCATGATTACAACCTAAATGGGATTTTTGCCCATACATCAATCCACTCAGGGTCATTTGCATGCATCAAGTAAAGATTAGTATTAGTGCCACGAATTTCAATTTGGAGATATATTCTATCATTTTCTAGTAATTCTTGAGCATCCCAGCAGTCAATGTACCAATGATATACTTTTTCTTCTCCAATGCTATTACCTGCATCCCATGCTAAGTCATCATTCACAGGTATCCATTCGCTATCATTTGAATAAGTATAAGCTAGACGTTCATATGTACCGTCAGTGTTAGTTTTCCAAACTGATATTTTATAATCAGTTATATGTGAAGCTCCACCATTACATGCAACAGTAATTTCTCCCTGTAATACGCCTTCAATGTAATATTGTTTTTTAATATGATGTGGAAATAAGAATCGCACAGTAGCACAATAGCCATCTGTACATGCACTATCAGCTTGAGTTGAGTCTGATGTGCTTGTATCAATTCCAATATATTCTGTTACCAATGCTTCTGAGTGGTCAGTGAATCTCCCAAATGTAGTTTCCCAATCATTATTCTTTATACCATAGAAAATTATAAAATCTCGTTGGTCTGAAAGTCCCATTAGAAATCCCTCTCATTTTTTACAATTCTGAGAACTACAATAGCACCAGGGTCAGGGTCAAAACCTGCTACTATATCGCCACGATTAATTACGATATAATTATTGTTAACAAGATTCGTATTTTCAACTGTGTAAATCATTATCTCACCGCTTGTTTTATTAAAATCCAAGTAAGTCCATTTCTATCTACACCCAATATTTTATCAACTGAACGCAGGTTAATCCTTGTAGCATCTGCATAGGATTTCATTTGGTAAGTTACAGTTCCCTTTTCCCCTCTTTCATCTGCCATTTTAACCTATCCTTAGTCTATAGTTAGTTTTACCATCTTTCATTAATCCACTACTTTCCGATTGTGCTAACACTGCTTGGAATTTCTCAATAGCATCCATATCAGCAAGTTCTTTTACTTCTATGGTTACATTATCTATATGAGTAGTAGTTGATGCTCCCCCACCTTGTTGTCCTGGCATTCTACTTTGTAATATTGTTTGCAACGGCAACGGTAATTTTTCAAGCATACTTTGTGAAGACAGCCCTTGTGGTTTTATAAGATTCAAATCTGTCATTGTCTTAGTTATATCATAACCACTAAGCCGTTCAAATTCAGCTAAAATATTAGTAGTCATATCTGAATAAAGAGATGCAATAAACTGAGTATGTGTTTCTGTCAATGTTTCAATTTTTAATTGCTCTGTTGCTAGAGCATCTGTCCATTTTGTAATTTCGGATTCTTTCTCTACTATTGTTGCTTTTAGATTAGCAATATCATCGTATCTTGTATCTTTCATCTGACGTAATTGTTCTCTTAAATCAGATAATTCAGTATCTAATATTTCTTTATGTTGTGTAGCAGCTTCATCTTCTGCTATTAATTTCATTTGTAATTGCTCAATTGATATTTCTTTATTGCTAATTTGGTATTTCTTTATCAATTTTTGTTCAGAACGCAATAGTCCTCTTCGTCTTAGCATTCCTTTGAGTTCTATCTTCATCATTGCTAATCTATTTTTCGACATAGCTAGAGTTAAAGCATCATACGCATCTTTTTGTTCGTTAACTTCTGCTATATGTAATTTCATAGCCTCTGATACTAAACCCAAATCTCCTGTCTCACCTTTTATTGCGTTTTGAAGTGCTCGAATTTTATCTTCTAGTTCTGCAACATCTTCTTTAAATTGCACCTGCACGCCAAGTGTACCATCGAACATTTCACCAACTTCTCCAACTTCATCTCCCAAGCTGGATAATTCAATATTTAATAAATTAACATTTGTTTGTGAATCTTCCAGTACTTCATCAAAACTAGCAAGAGCACCTGTTACTTCATTCCACACATTTTCAGTTAATAGCAATTCACTTTCAAGTTGCCTAATACCTGGCAAAAAAGCCTGTTGCAAGTGAATTACTCTTTCCATGTAAGTAGCGTAAGCATCTGCATCACCACCATGCATAATAAATGTTTGTCCAGCAGCATCTAATGCAACAGCTAAACCCTCCACTTGTTGGGATATTTTTTCTTTTATGTCTATTCTATCCCCAATATCAGATAATTTAACTGTACTAGCTAAAATTTTATCCACATCAGTATCTTCAACCATTAATGATTCAAATAAAGATTTTCTGTCCCCACCTTCAGTAGCAGCAATTGTTGCTAACATTGTATTCTTAATGAAGTTAGCGGTTGCCTCAAATGACTGTCTGACTTTTGCATTTGATTCATCAGCACCTTCTTTAAAACCTTCAACCATACCAGCTATATATTTAAATCCAGCAAGAGGGGGAAAAAGCGTTTCTTCCAAACTCATTTCTGGTAATTTTCCCATTGCTCCAAGTAATCCAAGTACACCAGATTTTAAGCCTAGTGTTAATCTTTCAAATTCTAACATAGGTAGGGTCAATGATTCACCGAAATCTCTCTTTATCTGCTCTGACATTTGTGCCATCTGGTCTGACATAAACTTAGTGGTTGCAATGATTTTCGACATAGCCTCTTCTGTTTTACCAGCAGAATTAGTAAGATATTCCATATCAGTTGCAAGACCCAGTATACCCTCATCACCAGCAGCAGCAGCAGCGACCCTTGTAGCTCTCATATTTGGTACAATTTCACCTATAACATGGTCTCCAAATTCTTTAGATACAGCATTTAATTGCTGGAACATATCTTGTAATCCAAAAATACGTAACTGTAATGCACCAATTTCAAAGTTATATTTTTTAGCTGCTTTCGCTACTTGTTCAGTTGGATTAATTAGCCCTTGCATCATTAAGGCTAAACCACGAACTGTCATATCTAAATGCAAACCCATTCTCGTTGAGGTAGACATTATTGCAGCAAGTTCTTTAAATTCAATACCAGCATTAGCAGCAATAGGAGTAATGTATCCTAAAGCACTAGCATAATCTTCGTATACCAGTTTACCACGAACAACTGTTTGGAATAGATAATCGGACATTCGTGCTGCTTGTGATGCTTCCTGTCCATACGCATTAAGAATAGAGGTTAAAACATCAACGGAAGTTTCAACAGAAGTAATACCAGCTACAGCACCCTTTGTCGCTATTGTTAATAACTGCATAGCGTTATCAGCATCAAATGCAGCCGATAAAATTTGGTATGTAGCTTTTGCTAAATCTGTTGCAGCTTTACCGAAAGTAATAGATAATGATTCCATGCCCCCTCTAAATTCGTATATTGAACTTAGAGTATCAGCAGTTAAAATTGTAGAAACTTCAGCAAGAGCATTTTCAAAGTCACGGAATGCCTTAACAGATTCTTTCGTGAAATCGATTACTTTTTGTTGAGCACCCATTACTTGATTGAGTATTAAGTTATACCCAACGAACCGCATTGCAAGCCCTTTCATTTCTGAACTGTGCTTTTTAGCCCCTGATGCACCTTTCGCATGCGACTTGTTCATTCTGTCAGTTTCAAGTCTAATATTAAGCAACTCAACACGGATTGCCCTGAGTTCACCTAGCATCATTTTCGCATTTGAAAGAAACTGCATTTCAACTGTTTGTTTTTTTGTCATGCCATTATCTCTGAGCTTCTCTTTTTGAAATCATATCTTTGGAGCTTCGTGGAACACCTGCTTCTGTATAAGGTTTCCCACTTTTTATGGAATTAATTTTATTTAGAGTCTTGAGAATACTTAGGAATCTCCAATAATTCATATGGAGAATATCATCTAATTTTCCACCAACTTCTAAGTAAAGGAAATTAACTAATTGCTGGAACTCTTCAAGCTCTTCTTCCCAATAGATTCTAATCTTTGGAGCATGAGGGTCTCTTGCTCCTTGCGAAAATCCTTGGAATGAATGCCCTTTTTACCAGCATCATATACGGCTCGGAATATACTAAGTAAATCTACTGGATGCATATTTCGTATTACTTCTAATGTACATTTGCCAGTTTTGTCTATAGTTGATAAAGTTTCATAAATAACATAATGCTTAAACTCTTTTTCTTGCTTTTCTGGTGATATACCTTCCATATCTTCAGCAAGTTTAGCAAGTGCAGCCTCATGTTTTTCAGTTGTCCAATTGGGCATTGCAAAATCTTTGCCCTTATTTACAAATGGTAAACTATATGGCTCTTTTATTTTTTTCATTTAAATTCCTCTTTAGTGGACAAGTCAGGATTCGAACCTATCTTTGTGGCTTCCGTAGTACGCCATCAAGCCCATTAAAAATTAAAGAGAGGGGAATTTCCCTCTAAAATGTTTACACCGATGGGAACGATACTAAGTCGCTGCAAGAAGATGGCTTACATGTGAAAGGAACAGCATTTGTTATTGCTTCCCCGTTTATATTACCATCAACACTTGTATTTTTCCACTCACAAGCAGGCAAAGTTATTCTTGGTACGTTTGCCCCTGCATCTATTAATCCCATATCAATTACTAGCTCGAATGCTCTGTTGTTCAGTACTTCATCAACGTGTAGTGCACCACCACCATCGAGTGTAATATCTACAGTACCTTCCACATCCATGTCTCCTTCAATGAGGAAAGATTTATACAATGAATCGTGGTCAGTATATGGTGTCAACTTGTGGCTTACAGTTAACTCTAATGAGTTTGTAATGAAAGCTATGTGGTCAGTGTTAACAGTATGATAGCCAGTTTTTCGTATTTCTCCAGCGACATTAAATACTAAGTATTCTCCAGTTAGTACAGAAGGTGCAGCACCAGTTGCAGTTTCACTTGTAACAATAGACCGTGCTTCATAATCTATTACAACTAGATACTCAGTATTCTTTGAACCTGTGATTCTAATTGTTGAAGGCTTCATACCGTCAATTAAGTAATAAGATACATTGTCAGCATCAGCCGTCATTTTTGTGTTAAATCCAACACACAAAGAAATAGATTGCAACGTACATGTGCTCTCTGCTCTGTCTATGGTATCATCTATTAAAGTATCTCCAGCTTGTGGAATATACTCTAAATGGACTTTTGGTTCATGTGTTTGTTTCAATAGATGACATACGAGTGGTGAACCTATATCTCGTAATACTTTATATCTGTCTCCAGTATCAATTCTTACATTCTGTATTTTACAGGATATTGGAAGTTCATTTGAGTCATAATCATGTACAACTCCGTACTCGTTTTCTATCCAATACCACGCTGTACCCTGAAAGGGCATTCCTATTTTGTCTAAAGTCATAATTTTTATCCTCCATATTATGGATTTTTTATTCTCATGGTTCTATACAAGTATCGTAGTATAAACAATACAGGGTTAATATATAATGGAACACAACTTGTCTCCCATCTGTCTCTTCCTCTAACCCGTCATCCTCTATATTCATAAAAACTATTCCAGGTGTTGTAGACTGATTTGTACGGGTCAGATAATGTAGTCTATCTTTTATTTTTCTTGCGAATTCAGTTCTATCAAGATTATCAGTATCAGTGAAATAAACATGCAGCAAGATAAAACTTTCCATTTTTCTCGTTGATGCTAAAATATCTTGAGGCTCATAAGTTGTAGCTCCTGGTGGTATTTGCATCTCTATAAATGGCATGGGTGGTAAATCTTCTGCTTTTACTTCTTCACTAATATACATTGGAATATGCACAGGGTCGCTTTTTTTATTAGTTATGGTAATACAGTATTCTCTTTTACCATCGTGATTGGTATCCCATAAAATACCTAAGTATTCTCTGTATGCTTTTCTTGGGTCAAAAGATTCATATACCATTCTTATTCACCAGGAAACATACTAGCCCCAATAATAGGTTTAGATATTTTGTGCATTGCTTTCTTGTAGGCTCTTTCCATTCTGTTACGGTCATTGAGTATTACTGTTTTATTTGAGTGTAAATCGGCTTGAGTAGCTTTCCCTAACTCCCTAAATCTTACAATGCATTTGTGGGCTGCTAAAAAAGCTACTGCCGATTTGAATATTGCTTTATTATAAGTTCGCCATTCAGTATAATAATTTATTCTGATAAAGCAAGCAGAGCTAGGAATAGGTGTTCCATCCCATTGTGTTAGTGTAAGCTTGCCACATCTTGCATCAAGGACAGTTATTTTTAATTGGTGGCAATTTCCATTGGTATCTTTCCACCATCCATCTACATCAGTTCCGCAAGAAAGTTCACCATACCCACTTACTACGCCATCTCCATTAGAATCGGCTAATTTCCCTTCCTTAGTGGCGAAAGTAGTATTAGTTCCATCAATCCATGCACCTGTATCTGGATTACATGTTGGGCTATCATCTTCCCAAAATACAAAAACATCTCTTAACGCTTCAAGATATGCTTCCCAAATAATTCCAGCTATATCATGGTCACTGATAGATTTTTTTGCGGTAAGTCCAGAATATCTTCTAGTATCATAGATAGTATTCCAAGGTAATATGTAGAATTTATCTTTATAAATTGTATTATATGTAGGAGAGGATGCTTCTACTTCTACTTCGTATTGTCCAAAAATAGCATCATTAGGTATAGTATATGAGTAAAAGTATTCTCCAGTTGAAAGACTAACCATAGCAATTGAATCTATAAGCACAGTAGAGCAAGGGTCATGTATTGTAATTGAAACAGTAGATGGGTCTACATTTTCATCTCCATCAATATTCTTAATTTTAGCTACGTAATAATTTTCTTCTCCTCTTTCGTATATAGAATTTTCGTATTTTGTGGAAATTTCGTAATATGAACCCATTCTTATTCACCTTAATTTTTCTTTTCAAATTCCCCTAATCCATGCATCCATTCATAAAGTTTTAGAGCATGCAAATAGGCTTTAAATTCTAATTCAAGTTCATCCCAAGTTTTCTCCGCAACTTTTAATTTTCCGTCACGGATTCTTGCTATGAACGCACCTTCAACTTGAACACCAGTTAGCTCTTTAAAAGCCATCGCATAAGCTGCAAGTTGTAGCCAGTATGTATTATAGAACCCTTTGCCAGTTTTCCAGTCACCGATTACATAAGCAGGCTTTTCAAAGACCGCTTCACGCCCTCTCACTAAAAAGGGACTCTGCTTAATGCCCTTCGGTGTTTTGACTTTAGGAGGACTCTGATACATTCCTACAAAATCCGCAGTTCCAGCGTATCCGTGCTTGTTGCTCCAAAGTCTCTGTTCAAGTCCATCAGGTTTTAATGATGCAGCTTGTTGAAATTCGTAAAACTTACACATACCTTCTTGAATCTCTAATTCATATCCACCAAGATTACAGTCTTCGCCCTTTAATGTTAGTTCTATGAGCTTGTGTACATGAATACCTATCGCTTGCCTGGTTTCAAGTATCTGATTAGCTTTAGCATGTCCTATTCGTTTTATCCATGCATCTACTCTGTGTTTGGCTATGATACCAAGTGTCGCTGTTACTCTGTTATACAATCTTCCGTTTATACGATAGTTGGTATTGGTAGATTCAAAATCTTCAGGTACTACTATTTGCCACTTTTTACCTGACATTTTTATTCCTCAAAGAATTTAATGTATCTGCCAGGATTATTGTCTATGGTTTTTTTGAGATTCTTACTCCAAGGATAAACCACTAACTTGTTGCCTGTTATTACGTCTAAGTATTTCATATGCCCTAATCAAGTTTATGAGAAATGATTAAAGAATTAAAAGAGGGGATTATCCCTCTTACGCTGGATTGATTACGTGTGCAATAGCATTCGTATCAAGTTCGCCTACAGCGAAGTAAGCCCACTGGTCGATACGGTATGAATTACAGTTGGTTTGGAAGAACTTGTACGTTTTTGGTCTCTCACCGAAAACTGCTCCCACAGCCCGTCTTGAATCTATGATGATTGCCATTACTGTATCAGTTACAGTAGAACAAGTATTTGCACCACAGTACTCAATAACCTTTAGTCCACCGATTTTCTTGAGCCTTCCATCATCATCGAAGCTAACATCTCCCATCCAAGACATAGGTGTAGGTGTTTGCATTCGTTTGAAGATTGAGGCTACAGTTGGAGATACGAGTACCCAATCAGGGTTGTAAGGATTCGCACCTTCTCTCATTGAAGCTACAACATTATGGATAGCATTGTACAGATTGACTAAACTAGCATCTGAACAACATGAGCCAGTTATAGCTGGAGTACAGCTTAATTTAGCAGCAAGAGTTTCAGTTGTTCCAGGTGTAGCAGTTGCAAGCTCACTGTAAATTTGAGCATCGAACCACTGTGCCCATGAATCAGCCATAGCGTTTAGGTATGAATCCATAAGGATTCCACCAACATCCCATATGTCCTTGTCACAGACGATAGCTTCTAGGTTGTACTGTTGCAAAGTAAGTGGATAGGTCGTGAAACTGATTGATGCACAGCTTCCACATTCACATGCGTTTTTTGCAACTGGGTTTCCAAATGAGCCATATGCTCGAATTTGAACACCGAGTCCGTCACCAGGGTTTATAGCTAGTCCTTTTACACAAATTTTGAAAAGGTCAGCTTTACAAACGAAGGTATTCCAAACTATTTTAGCGTAAACATCTTCTGGACTCCAAGCTGCGACTATATCCTCACAACCAGAATCAGAATCAGTATTGCTAAATAATCTATCCATGCCTACTTCAGCATAGTGTTGATTATCATAGGTTTGGAATTTAATGTCTTTGACAGTATCTAGGTTACATCCATACTGACTTCGAGTTTCAACGCTTGAGTTCCTTTTGTAGAAACCATTATAGAATTTCTGCAAAGTACTCTCTTCGTCACCGTTACCTTTGATTTCGCCTGCATCGTCAGGGATTTTATCTTGTGGAGCTTTTTCAGGATGGGCTTTCATAAATTCCTCTTCCCATGCTATTTTCTGCTCTTCGAGTTTGCTCTTATCGGCACTCTCTTGAGCTTCTGTGTCCTCAAGTTCTAATGCATTTACTATTTTGGCTTTCTTGCGGTCATTTGCAAGTGCCTCAAGTTCTTCAAGGGATTTTCCCTCATATTCGTCTTTGGTCATAATTTTATCCTCCATATATTGGATTATTTTTTATCGTTTTCTTTGAGCCATTTTATTAGCTCTTGTCTTTTAATTTCAAGTTCAACTTCTAATTCAGTTGGGGTATCGTCATCATTGTTGCGTATTCCACACCCATCTTTATCGTTGCATCTACCTTTTAAAACAGTAGATACACAAACGGGTGTTATCTCAGTCAAAACTGGTACAAGGTCATCTTTAGTGTATCCTTCTTTTTTCCAAGGTACACCTTTTGGCAAGTTAGATGCTGTTATCCAGTCTCGTTTACCAAAATATGTCACCGACACATTAGGTATTTGACCTGCACTTTCACATAATTTAATGAACCCTCTCCATTTTTCAGCAAATGCAGTTGAGTCCTCTATGTTCAATTCCATAGAGACTTCGCCAGTTTCTTTATCATACTGTACATTTGAGTGGTATCCAACGAAGTAAGTAATATCAGATTGCATCAAGAAAAAGCCTGTGGAAGTTCCCATATGATTTATGTCATGCAAAGTTCCATTCCATTTCTTGTAGCTTGCTTCTAGTACTTCTTTTGAAAGGTATCCACCGTTCATAAACCTATCGCCTATGACAGCTATCATATTCTTAGAATTACTATCATTGCTAGGAGCATTAGTAACAGTAACATTATCATTTTCATTAGCTACTTTTGCAAATTGAGCATCAGAGGTAAACATTTCCTCATCTTTGTGTATATGTTTCTGTTTCTCTAAATATTCAATGATGAAATCCATTTGGGTTTTATTTTCTTTTGGATTCTCAGATTCATTCTTCATAAGCATCATCCTTTTCTATTTCTTTCATGCCGTTTGTTTTGAGTACTTTTAATATACATGCTTTCTTCGAAGCTATGCATGTTAGTTGGAAGTTTGCCCTCTTTCCTAAGTTTACTTGTTCTTTCCTTGGAGTCATGCCATATATTAGGAATCCACTCTTCAGGTGGTTTAACGAATGGTTCTATTATGACAAGTAACTTATCAGCCCTTTTTAGTATTTCACTTAGCATCCAAAAGAATACATCTCTATAAGCAGTATCTTTTGCAACTATCCATATAATAAGTTGACCATATTGCCTTGTCATTCTCCGTTGCCAGTAGGGTTTTATTTTGTCTGAAGCAATTACTAGAAGCTCGTTCAAATTTTTAATTACTGGATTAGGATAAAACCGTAAACTGTCATCAATTGCATTCATATCAACTTTTAAATGACGGTAGCCTAATTTTAGCAGAAGACGTAATATCTTTTTGGAGTGTTCGCCCCAAGCTATGTCACTCATGCTTTTGTCTTCCGAGCAGTATTTCTTTTGATGGCTTCTTTCTTTGCTGCTTTAAGTTCGGCTTGTTTATCAGAATCGTCTACTAAATCTTTGAACTGAGATTCGAATAAAACCTCTTCGTCTTTTTCTCCTATATCTCTCAGTGGAACGATTTTTTTAGCTTGTACATTTTTGAAACGTGCAGCTAAGAACTCTTTGTTACGTGCAGCCGATTCTAGGAAATCTTCGTATCTATGTTCCATTTGTCCTTTTAAGCTCACTAAATTTGTATTGTAAGCTGCTATTTGCTCATCAAATACTGCAAGTACTTTTTTCTTATCGTCTTCTTGATAAGACATAACTTTAGGAATTAGTGTCATTGTAATAGGAAGCTTTATTTCACCTTTCTGGATTTTTTTCCTATCGCTTTCTAGTCTAGCTACTATAAATTTGTATTGAGATTCCTGTTTCATTAAATCTGCGTATCTATTTGATGAGTTTACAAGTTCCTGAAAGAATTGACCTTCAGCTTTCATAAGTGGGTTTACCTTTGCAGGTTGTGTTTCTTCTATAGCAACTGCATGCTTTTTATTTACAACTCTTTTTTTGCTCATATTTTTGCCTCTCAATTATAAAATTTTAATATTTTATCCCTAAATAGTTTGGGCACTTCTTGTAAAGTTCGCCAAGCAGCCCATGACATATATGGTAAGAACGCTGTTTTTCCACTGCTACTTTTAATGACTCTTGGATGCTCTGGAGTTCCTACTCTAATGAACCTTGTACCAAATTCAAGAAATGCTGGATAAGGCTCATTCCTTTCGTTAGTTACATCGCAAATAAGCTTAAAGCTGTGTTTGCCAGTTTTCTGAGCACGGATACCTCTTACTAGAGTACCTTTTTTTCGTGGTGCTCGGTATTTAGCTCTTCTAACAACTTTTTTCTGTATAGCATCAGTGAGTATTCCATCTTCCAATGCTTTGATTACATTGTCAGTTTTAGCTATAAACTGCTGCAAACCCTTAGTCCTTACTTTTAGTGTTACCATCTTGCTCTTCGCCAAGCTTCTTTTCTATTGCAGCTTGTAGTTTTCTTTTCTCAATCATAGCTTTCTGCGATACACTAAGTTGATAATCATAAAGATTCTGTGCACCCTCTTCAGCCTCATCAGCAGTTTCTTGTGGTGCTCCAGGTGTTACAGGTTTAGGAATATCAGTTGGAATATTTTCAGTATCAAGAGCAATCTGTCCTTTGTTAAAGACAGTACGAGCTTCTTTCTTATTAATGAATCCACCTGCTCCCCTTTGTCCGTTCATAGCCAATGTAGCAGCTTCTACTTTTTTCAGTAGAATTTCAGCTTCAGCTAATTCATCAATGTAAATAGCATTCCAAAGAAGATTGTATTTCCATTTTCGCCCTTTGGCTCTCAGTATCCTCTCGTACAGAATTTCTATTAATGGAGTATATAGTAAATCTTGGTCGTCTTTTACATCCTTGACGTAATCACCCATACCTACTTCTGCACCAGTTACTTTTCCTACTTGAATACCAGTTAAAACGTGAGTAGGCATTCTGAATGCAGATGCAACTTTGAGCACCAAGTATTCATAGAATGATTTAGGGTCAATTGCTGTAGGAGCTACAGCTTTAATTTTACTTCTGTCATTATGTATCCAAGCCCCAGGATGTTGTTTAGCAATATCTTCCCACTTTTTTCTTCTTTCATCATCGAGTTCTTCATCTTCAATATCGAATGTTCCATGTGCAAACCATGATAAAATTTCACCGCAACTAATATCTACATTAATCATTGATTTAACTATATTTCTAAGTAAGTTAATCTTTGAATTTCCAAATTCTTTGTGTGGTAATTTGTCAACTGTTAAATGTATAATTCTATCAGGATGTATCCAATAATCTTTGTTATTTTCAGCATCTTCGTAGTGGAAATGTTTAGTGAAAAGTTTTGTATATTTCTCTTTTTGAGCAGGGAAAAAATCTATTTCTTTGATGTGCTCACTATTCAATACTCGAACTTTCCAAGGAGCTACATAAACAAGTTCTTTATTTACTTCTACCTTAGTAGGAGGGTCATGTAGCTTAGTTTTTTCATCATTTTCATAGGTAATTAAAAGATAACCGTCACCATAAATGAGACTAGCTATTCTAGCATCAAGCCATTTGCTTATAAATTGAGTACGCCTTTCAAAATTCTTTATTAAAGTTAAATCGGCTTTTACTGGGAGTGTTTGTTGATTTTGAGATACAATTTCAAACCATGCTCTGATTGAATCCATAGATTTTTTTCTTGCACCCTTCATAAATAAAGGACATTGTAGTGCCGTGTTCCTACACTCTGCCATAGTCAATGCTCTTTTAAGGAACGAGTGCTTATATTCAGGATTTCCATCAGGTGGACTCACTAAATTTAATTCTTTCTTGCCCACTTTAATATCTTCAGCAGTAGGTGCAACATAATTTTTCCATGCACTTCTCAAGTGGTCGCCTATTGTTGCCATTTTCTAATCTCCAAAACTCCAAAGTTCTTTTTTTACCCATCCGACTACACTTTTTCCACTAAATGCTCTATAAGGCGTTAAGCCGTATTTTAAAGCATCCATAGTGTGGTCATCAAGTTTGGCTGGAACTTCCGTTTTATTTTTTCCAGTTTTATCTTTCTCATATTGGTAAGCCTGAAATTCTCTTATAGTATGAACACAATGTCGCCCTACGTGAAGATGTCCTTTTGCAAGAATAGATTTAATCTTACCTATTCCAGCATTAATATCTCTATCGCCTTTCTCTGTAGGAATTTGTAAATCGGCTGCTTGAAATATAAGGTCAGGATTGGAAGGGTCAAAGTATGCTCGTCTGTAGTGATACTTCTCATGTTTTTTTGCAATTTCACTGACAACGAAATGTGAAGGTTTTCCTCTTTGATAATATTCATCTAATATGAATACATCCTTACCCTTAATACCTAATGTTAATATTACACTAGGATTTGTAAAACCCCAATCCACGCCAGCCGTAACATAATCAAAGTTATTTATGAGAAGTTTTCCAGTGTCAGGATGTATAATGTCCATAACATGCTTATCAGGATTAAATTCCTTATAAACCTGTCCTGCAAATGCTTCCCATGTTCCATCAAGAAATCTTCGTACCCAGTCTTCATCACCAGAATCTTGTGCCTCTGCAATAAAGTCTTCATAACGTGGAAGGAGCACATTGTCGTAAGTGGTTGTTTCAATAACGTGATAATCGGGATTTCCCCTCTTGAAGAATCTTTTGTAAATCCAATGTGATTGACTACCAGGATTTGTGGTTAATATAATAAATGGATTTTTATTTTTTAAGTTACCTGTTCCTGATATTCTTAATGTTAATTGTGCAAATATAGACTCAGCAATTTCAATAGGCTCATCAAGTCCTACGAAATCTAAGGTCATTCCCCTAAGTTTTTCTTCTACTTCACAGGGCTTAAACCATATTTCTGAACCATTCCAGAAAATAGCTTTCATATCCCCTTTGCTATGCTTGATTCTTGCAAGTTGAATTGGGATACCAGCTTTATCCAGAGCATTTTGGTAATATTCTAATTCTTGTTGAAATACTTTAAATACAACATCAGTCAATTGTGGTGTAGTTAATGAGCCTAGCATACCAATGCAGCCAGGGTTCTCAATACATGTTTGAATAGCAACATGAGCAAGTAGCAAGGTTTTACCTGCTCTTACAGCACCACTATATAAAACGTATCTGTATTTAGCGATAGCACGCATAGCTCGAATTTGGACAGGTAAAAATTCTCTCCCCAATTTCAAAGCTAAAGTAGTAGTTTGCCCACCCTTTCCCAAGTCCATCCAGACCACTCCTGAGTAATATAAAATAATTTTCTCTTCGCCAATAGTATGTCGCCCATAGTATATAAAGTTTTTTATAAAAAGAGTTATATTAATTTATTTTGCCTGAAATCCTGGCAATTACAATAGTAGACTTTAAATAGTAGTGGCGATATACTATTGGCGAGGATAGACTTATGACTGTTGCCCAAGAAACTCGTTGGAAAGCCGAACTTGAAATCCTTCAGGAATTAGGCAAAGTACCTTCATCTAGGGAAATGCAAAAATTGCTAAAGGATAAATATGGTATAGAAGCTAATCATAATACAGTTAATGCCGACTTGAAGCGAGATTTGGAGTTTCTCACCAAGGAAGAGTACGCAAATCAGAAAAGCGGTATACTAACTATGATTGATACTGAAATTGATATTGCACATAGGATAGTTACAACTGAATCTGATAATGAGCTTAAACTTAAAGCAATGAATACAGTATCTAAGTTATCTAAAACTAAATCTGAAATTCTTATCAAATTTAGAAAGGCTCAAGCTAAGTTAGCTACAGAAGAAAAGCCTATCTATAATATATCTATTGGAGAACCTATAGAAATAGATTTAAAGAAATTCAAAAAATTGGAAAGGGATGAAAAAGATGTTGAAAAAACTGATTGAACTTTTACCTGTTAGTAGACGAAAATATTTAGAAGTTATACTAAACATTACTACAGTATTAGACGGTTTAGTTGAAGCAGAAGCAAATCATTGTCAGATAGAGACAAATATTATCCAGCAATTACAAATGCGACCACCTGCATCGCCATCAGCAGAAAAAAAGACCTCCAAAACAAAGAATGGCTCTGACCCTGCATTTGCATAAAGGTGTTCAAATGGAAATAAATATGAGGACAATAAAAATAAAAGATAGCACAACATGGTATCATGTTATCCCAATCGGTGATATACATATGGGTAATGTTGGTTGCGATGTTGAAAAGCTTAAAAAATTGGTTTCTTGGATAAAAGAAAAAGACAATGTGTACTGGATAGGTATGGGAGATTTTTTTGATTGCATCAATTTAGGCGATAAACGATTTGACCAGACTACTATTGCTCCTGAATTTCAGAATAAACTACACAATCTTATACCCTTACAAATGGCAAAAGTTGCAAGAATACTAGACCCCATCAAAGATAAATGTTTGGGGCTGCATGAGGGCAATCACGAAAGAAAAATAAGATTACACTATCAATACGACCCTATATATGAATTATGGAAGTCTTTTAACATACCTAGTATACCTATACTTAAAGATGCAGCAATTACACGATTACGATTTGAATATTGTGTCAATGGGAAAAGAGAACGGTCTAATTCATATGATATATTCAGTGTACATGGTAATGTCGGTGGTCGAAAGGGTGGTGCGAAGTTAAACAGATTAGAAGATATGTGTGCTAATTTTAAAGCTGACATATACTTAATGGCACATTCTCATATCAAATTAACATCATCTAAGTCACAGTTATACGTGGATGGTAGATTAAATTTAAAACGTGCTAAGAAAGTTTTAGCTGTTACTGGTTGTTTTTTGAACGGCTATACTGAAGGTGCAGGTGGATACTGTGAACAATGGATGCTTTCACCTACTATGACAGGTGTTGTCAAAATATCTCTTAGACCAGTCCAAGGAGATTTGCATATTTCTGAGTGATTCTATGACAAAAAAGAAGGCTAACGATTCTTTAGACTCTCATGCAATAAAACATAAAGACGGCTCTATTGATGAGAAAGCGGAGCACCGAGCAATTTTGAAGGAATTAAAAAGGTTAGGCTTGAGATGAAAATTACAATCCCAAAACAACTTCGGAATATGAAGTTTAGATTTATAAAACTGCGTTCTGGTTCAAATTCCAAAAAAGCTTCTGAAAAAAATTGGCATGATTCTTATCATTACAAATATGATGAAGTAGCTTTTAAAGATTACTTAAAACAAGCTACAGGCTATGGTGTACTATGTGGATTTGGAAAATTAGCAGTTATCGATTGTGATAAAGAGGAATTTGCAAAAGCAATGCTATACACATTACCTCCAACATTTAGTGTTATTACTGGTTCTGGAGGTTTGCATTTATATTACATAATTCCAGATTTAGACAAAAAAATTATAATAACTGATAGTAAAGATGTACATCATGGCGAAGTTCAATTTACAAAGTCTTATGTAGTTGGTGCAGAGTCTCATCATCCTAGTGGTAATACCTATGCAGTAAAAAATGATGCACCAATTAAAACTATCACCAAGAAAAAACTCTTTGAAGCTTTAGAGCCATTCCTAAAGAAAAAAAATAAATTTGTAGAAACTGTAACAACTGGATTGAATTGGGATATTGGAGTAATCCTTGAAAAATTAGGTGGCATAAAGGAGCAACGAGAAACTGATGATGGCGTAGAACATTGGGGGGAACATCCAGTACATGGTTCAAAAGATGGGGATGAAGGAAGCAACTTTAATTTAAATCCTACTAAGGGTGTTTGGCATTGTTATAGATGTGATACAGGTGGAGATGCTTTGTCTCTCATTGCAATGTTGAATGGTCTAGTAAAATGTGAAGATTGTAAACCTGGATTCTTTAGCACCAAGGAAGGCATAGAAGTTTTCCACAAAGCCAAAAAAATCGGGGCACAGAAATATGGTTTTGAGGATAATCGTATACTGCTATTCCATAAAGGAAAACGCCCAGGAGCATTGTTGGTACAGGAAATTGTTGAGCATATAAAACTTAGCTGTAGATTTATAGTAGTACAAGATGCTACAGGGCGATTACCTCATATCTATGTCTACAAAGATGGTTATTACAATTTGAATGGCGAAGATTTAATTAAAATAGAACTCAAAAAAATTCTAAACAATCAAGGTGTTCCTTATAAAACACAGTATGAAAGAGATATTTTAAACTATGTTAAAACTGAAAATATGGTTGAAAGGGATAAAATAAATCCTGCCAAGAATCTACTAAATTTTAACAACGGAACTTATGATACAGATACTCGTAAACTTAGACCCCACAATTCAGATGACTATTTCCTCTATAAAATTCCTTGGAACTACAAACCACAAGCTGAATGTCCCAAAGTTATGAAGTACTTAAAAAGCACTCTGAAGCCTGAGTTTATGGAATTAACTCAAGAGATATTTGGATACTGCTTAATGTTTGACTATCGACACGCTGCTATTTTTTATCTTTATGGTACAGGTGGAAATGGCAAAAAGATTTGGACTAAAATGCTAGAGCACATGCTTGGAACTAAAAACGTAACAAATAAATCTATTGATAGTTTAGTTAGGTTCAGATTTACCTCTGCACTTCTTTACGGAAAACTTGCAAATATTTGTGGAGAATTAACTACCTCTGTATTGCATGATACAGATATGTTAAAAGGTTTAAGCGGTGGCGATAGTATTCAGGCTGAGTTTAAAGGAAAAGATGGATTTGACTTTGAGAACAAGGCTAAGATTATTACAGCCTGTAACTCTATTCCTGATTGTAGGGATTCAACTGATGGATGGTATCAAAGACAGTACATACTTCCATTTCTGGAGAAATTTAGGCACACTAAACAAGAAGATACTGAATTACTTGATAAGCTATTAGTGCAAAAAGAAATGGAGGGTCTATTAGCATGGTCACTTGTAGGAATGCATAGATTGCTAAAAAATAAACGATTCTCATATCCTGACGATAAAGAAGAACGCTATCTGATGTATAGAGAAAACACTCTATATTTTGTGCAAAAATTCTATGTAAAGACTTCAGAATTTAGTGATACTGTAAAATCTGATGAAATTTACGCAGATTACGTCAAATGGTGCAAGAAAAATAACATACCCGCAGATAGTAGAAACGCCCTTGGGAGAACTCTTACTAATATGAAAATAACTTATGAAAGAGTGCTCGAAGAAGGGCATCATAGTTATACTGACATTCGTAGATATATCAAGAAGGTATAAAAATGGGAAGAAAATTAATTGAAATGATAAGAAAAAATTTGCGTAGTGATGATGCAGAAAAAGTAACAATTATGAAGAAAGAACTTGATGAGTTATACGACAACTTTAGAAAAGAATCGCAAAAATTAACCAAGTTTATGCGAGAACAAAAATGGGAACAGCATATAATGGAAAAAACGCATGATTTATTTTTTAATGTACAGAAGGCACGGGAAAAGATTAAAGAATTAGAGAATACAGAGGTATAAAAATGGGAGCATGCAATAATTGCCATAAGAAAATAATGTATAACAAATACAAACATTATCGAAAAGAAATTTTGTGTTTGGAATGCTACAATACAAGATTAGAGAGAAAGGCTGCAAAAAAAGAAGCGTTAAAAGCACAGGCTGAATCAGTAAAGATAATTCCAAGGAAAAAAGCAAAGAAACCTAAGAAAAAGAAAGAACCTACTATAGAGGATTGGCGACCTAATGAAAACACAGGGAAAACCTCCGAAGACACTCGTTTGTAAGGAATGTGGACTTACAGTAATACCAAAATTCCACAACTATTTAGAAAATAATAAAGATGGAACAATTCTCTGCGAAGGATGTTTCAAGAAACTAAAAAAAGAGGGAAAATTATGAGAAAAGTAGAGCTTATCTACCTAGAAGTAATGAATGAAACCGAACATTTGTTTGTATTCGAAACAACATTCAATAGCCAAACATATGCACTACCTGTTATATTGAATATGGCATTACCAACAGAAATACAAGATACTGAACTTAAAAAAGTTATTGGGTCACTTGCCAATATGACACGGAAAGATGCAGCAGATTCAGAGGAACTCGATGAAAACTCTAAATGATTTGGGTCTCCATAAAAAGACTCGAAAGAAAGTAGAGGCGTGGCTTCAAGAGTGGCTGGAGTTATTCGAAAAACAGGCTGATAATAAAGAAGCTTGGGTCTATCGGTGTGACTTTGAAAAGAATGACTTTTTCTGGTTTACCAATTGTAAAGATATTCTTGAGAAAGACCCCGAAGCAAAAGGACAGGAAAACAATCGTGCTATAAGAAGTCGAAAGCGGAAAATAATGATGCAGTTATTCCTGAAAACTTTACTAGGTAAAAGTCTAGGGCTTATCACTATCACTTGCAACCATTGTGGATACAGAGGATGCTGGATAGAAGCTTTGAAAGACGGGAATGGTCATTGGGTTTTTTGTCCCAAATGTAAAAAGACTGATATACATGTATTTCCTGAAGGTTACAATACTTGTATGAATACAATACAAACGGAGATAGCTAAAAAAACTAAGTTACAGGGATTATCATCTCCACCCCCCATTGTAGATGAAACTCAGCGTATGAAGATAGACCTAAAGTGCAAACCCCTTATCAAAGAAATACAAGCTTACAAATATGACCATGTTTCTACTCCAAAGGATACAGAATTTTCTGACTCATGGACAGAAAAAGATTATAAGAAATTTAAGGAATCAATGGATAAAAAACACGGGCATATCCCTACACTTCCAAAAGAACCTCCAATTAAAACTATAGGTATGGCATTAAAAGAGACTGAGGACAAAAAAATAAAATGCTCTAAGTGTGGATACAAAGTACTTAAAAAATCATTTGGTAATTATACGTTAGATACATGTGACCACTGTTACTTTGAGGAGCAAAGACAATGATACTGGTACTTCCAATACTCTATCTAATAATTTGTTTACTCCTCCATCGTCATTTCTATATTGAGTTATGGCTCATCCTAGCAATCATGGGTGGAGTGTATGACATATCAAGAGAAATAATAGAATTAATAAAAAATAGGTGAAAAAATGAAAACACTATTATGTGGTAGAGATGGAGGCTGTTGTCCTTCAATAGAAAAAGATGCAAAAACAGGTATAACTACAATAACTGATAAAGACCAAAAAATAGAGTTCACTACAGAACAGTTAAAAGAGCTTTGTAAATATTTGGTTGAGAATACAGATTGTGCTTGCAAATGCAAAAGTTGCCAAAGCTAAAGTGCTGCAAATGTGGGAGGCGTATGCAGATACTCATGGATACGCCAGTTTGCCCCATATGTGATGCAGATGTCATATTCGAATTAAAGTATGTTAGAGCAGATTTGAAGAGGATGAAAAAATGAATACTACATATAAATCTATAGGCTATTATGTTTGGGTTTCCCGTAATGGAGTTCTTACAAAATACGAGCAAAAGACTTTGGATGATTACTTATGAAGGTAAGAATAAAATGCCCTAAGTGTGGCAAAGTAAAACCTACCACAGAGTTCTATAAATCCATACCTAATAAAAAGATACCTACCTATTGGTGCAAACAATGCATAGAGCATTATATAAAAACTAAATCACTAGGAGCAAATTAAAATGACAGTATGTGAATTTTGCGGATTTGATTCAGAAGTAGATAGCTTAGTAGCAGAAGGTGTACCATGCGGAATAGCTAATTGCTATGTACGCACATGCTGTATCAAAAGTTGGGAAAAGCATAAAAAGGAGTGCCATAAAAATGATACATGAAGCTATGATACAAAAACTATATGTAGTATACAAAAAAGGCAAGTGTAGGAATCTAGTTGATGATATTACAATCACAACTACTGGTTTAGTACAACACGGTATTTGGCGTAACAGAGTGATAAAATGAAAGTAAAAAGAAGCCCATTAGTAATAGCATTAGAGATACTATTATTGATTGCAATGCTTGCTGGATGGTATGGCTTTTGGTTTTCAAGATGAAAGAGAAAACTTTGTGGAGACTTACAGCTATCAGCTTTACAGGTCAAATAGCTTGCGTTGTAATAACAGGAGTCTTACAATGAAGAAAGGAAAGCTAGAATTTATAATCCTTGCTTGGGCTTTAGCTTATATGATTTTCTGCATAATCGCCCCTATGGCTGTACTTTTCATGTAGCAGGTATCATGTGCCTAGTGATATGTACTACATGCTGTCACAGGGCGTTTTGAGCAATCCTTAGTCAATTCAGCTTTACTTAGCCACAAGTATTCTCAATCGAGCACCTGTAGCCCTCTTTTTCGTAAATCTTTAATTAAAGAAATGTAACAGAATCTTGACTTACGGATTGCCACATGCTCGTTTTCAAAAATTATACACTATTCAAAAATTATACAGTTAATTGTATGATGAGTGTCACACACTTTCCTTTTTCCTACCGCCTTTTTATCGAACTTACGCAATATTAAGTACGTACTTGTTAATGAGTAGTACATTACCGAGCATTTTTATTCAATGATTAATATATAGCATTTTTATCTATTGATTAATATACAATTCTTTTTATATACAAGAGTGCATGTATGTACCCTATTATCGCATTAACTATATAGTATGTAGCATTATATAAGTATTACTATATTAAGTGTTAGATATTACGGTTTAATATTCCATGTATTATATAGTACTATTATTATATTATGTGGAAAATATAGCCAAAGGGCGAATTTTATTTGATTCACTTATAAAAAACATACGTATGCCTCTAAGCTATTAACTACATAACATATACCTTAGTACCTAATTGAATAGTTATTGATTTGCCTCCGAGAAAACATTTTTATTAAAGCATTAGCATATAAGACTGTAGTATGTGGACATAATAACACTGTGGCATACTAGCTCCAAAGGTTTATATAGTAGGCACACTATAACCTATAGTATGATAAAAGAAAATGGAACACGAAATAAGGCTGCCTATCAACAACTGTATATGCAATTAACTAACACTATTATAGCATATCAAGAAGTACCAGATTTAAAGGAGTAAATAAACATGTTAATAGTAGGAGTTATTAACTCTAAGGAAGAGGCTACCGAAATAAGCTTTATCGCCAAGGTATTACAAACAAGTATAAGAATACAGGATTTAAACAAGGGGTTAACAAGATGTCTTTAAACTACATTAAAGAAGATATTAAAAGCTTATTATCTGATATACAAACACGCTTTAATAAAATAGGTGACAACGATATAAACTATAAAGATTTAATCAAGATACAAAAAACATTAAATGAAGTCGATGTTTTAATAAAAGGAGGCAAATAAAAATGAAACTACCTTCTGATAAATCCATGTTAGTTGACGGAATACAGGCATTAACGGGTACTACTGGAAAAAAATGGCTTCAAGAGAATAAAAAACTAATGCGTAAAAGTATAACAACTCTGGAAAAACTCTATGATAGCTTAGAAAAAGATAGTACCTGGGTTGAAATATTTGGAATGTTTTATTTATATAGATTTATAGATGAGAACCATAATAAGGTACTAAGGTTTAATAAATCGCTATTCGTACAATTTGAATATCTGGAGGAGTTATAAAGATGTGTGACATAACAATAAGGAATTATGACAATATGTTAAGTTGTTATACTCCAGATTTTGATATTATAACACTTGGAAAAGAATTTAAGATAGCTATAAATATATTTTCAGAAAAAGATTTTGATATGTATTTAAATGACTGTATAATACATGAGTTCATTCATTCCATACTACAAAAACAATTTAGTGGAACGGTTTCAAGATTATTTGATAGCATAGAACACCTATTTAATAACGGTTTTAGCATAAAAGAAAAATTATTTGAGCATATGAGAGTATTTAACGGGGGCAATTACCCGAGAACATGGCGTAAAACTATAGAGGAGGAAGGATTGGATACATTTTTTAATATATATCACTTAGATAATATTAACTTAATCCAGGCTTATATACTATGTAATGGGATATAAAATGAACATAGATTATATAATAACAGGCAGCAATAACAGAGTAGAACAACTTAAAGTTTATTTGTTAACTGTAATACTGAGCAATATCTTAATATGCATAAGTTTAATGGAGTTATAAAATGATAAATGAGTTGATACAATTATCTAAAATCTTTAAAGAAGGTTTTACTATAGAAGTAAACAACGGTAATATACAACAGTACAATAATGTTAATAAACCTTATGTGTTAAGCTATAAAACTATTGCAGAAGTGCATAAAAACGGTATAATCTTTAATAATGTGAATATACCCAATAAATGCATAATAGGGGGCTGGCTGGATTCGGATACAAATACATATTTTATCGAGTTAAACAAGACATATAAAAATAAATCATATGCTTTAAAGATAGCCAAGAAATTAAACCAGAAGGCTATTTATAACAGTGTGAGCCAGGAGGTAATAAATGTTTAAGCCTATTCCTAAATATATCTTACATCATTCTATAGTACAACATCATTTAATTAAACATGGTTTAAGTAATGCACCAAGTAGTTTAAATGATAATTGGTATTTCGATATTAATAAACGTGTTATTGTATTAGAGGGGGCTTAAATGAATTTAAAAGAGTGGATAGATAAAAATGATGTGCCATCCATCGAGTTATTAACAGATAAAACCTTAAAGTATATCAAGAATAAAGACTGGTATTTAAACAGTAATAAACTTGTGAAACATTATTATCCGAAGGATTTTAATTTATTTTTTGATATATTAAGTATTACATCGCCCCTGACAAATGTTAAATTAAATCTGACAAATACGATAAAAACGGTAGACATAATTAAATACAAACGGACAAATAATATTATTTATGGGCTGGCAAATAAACAAATTCGGAAAAACTTGGACAAATATATTGAGACAAAACAATTTAATGGAGTTAAGATTAATAACTTTGCTGGAAGCCTCAAATTAAAAGATGGCTCAGTGTGTATTGATACCTGGGTTTTAAAAGCATTCAACTTAAAAAGACGGTCTCCGACAAAGTATGATATAAAGTACATAACCGAAATTGTTACGATTATAGCCAATAACCTTAATATAAAGACATATGAAGCCCAGGCGTGTTTATGGGTTTATGCCAAGACTGAGATAAACGGAACAAAGTTTAAAGAGTCGCATGATTTTGGCTATTACCTTTAAAATCACTTTGAACAAACAGATTTAAAAGTATGGATGGATTAATATGACTGAATACTGTACGTGTGGGAAGCCTCTTATAACTTGGTATACATTAGGAGGCAAATCAACAAAAGCATGCAGTAGTATAACGTGTGAGTGTGGACAAAATGGAAGTACCGATAAGAATAAATGAGTTAATACAATACAATTTAGATAAATACATCACCAATATATTTATAATGCTGGTAGCTTTATCTATATCTGTAATGATTGGACTTTATATTATTAACAGGTGGACAAAATGAAAAACAAAACAGAGAAAATCACTTCTACCAAAGAAGTAAAACTTGGTAAGGCTGGAGACAGAGAACAAATACTAATATGTATGACAAGAGATGAAGTTATAATTTATCTATTGCAACAGTATTCCATCAATGATACATTTAGTTGCGATACATATCTAAATGGAAAAACAGGATTTACAGAGGAGTAAAAATGACGGACAAAAAGAGAAACAAATACGGGATACCCGATGAAATAATCATATTCAGTATTAATGACATGTGGTAGGTGGACAAAATGAATAATGGTGATAGGCATAAAAGAACAAATATCTGCCACAAATTGGCTCATTTTTTAACCTATCATGGGATACAGAATAATGAATTTATTTGTGCCATATGTGGTAAACAACCAATCGAAAAACATCACGAAAACTATGATTTATGGAATGTATTTATACCACTATGCAACAAACATCATGCATTAACAAAAGGTAACACAAATAAACAAAACAAACTGAAACAAGCTGTGACAAAATGTCAAAATGCAATTCTGCCGACAAAGGTTTAAATAGTAGAAAGGATAAATAGATAGTGAGGTAAAAAATGAAACTAACAACAGATGAATTAATAATTTTTGAACGATTAATGACGCAAAATAGAGATAATGTAAAATTACAAAATATAGCTGAATGCAGTTATTTAGAAAGTATCACATTATTAAATAAACTTGGAAAGATGTTAGAGAAGTAATGAAAGGAGGACAAATAAACATGAATGGACTAAAAGAAATAATTGAGGAAAACAAAAAGGCTGATGCAAATGCACACGGCAAAATAACTACAGGCGATGGTGTTACAATAGAGCCTGGTGCAAGTCATTATGTTATAAAGCTAACATACAAGAACAAATCAACACTCATAACTGATACAGTACTGAGAGAAATAGTAGCACAAGATGAGCATGTGTTTGATATAAACAGAAGAATACTTGATTTTCTATTGCACAGGAGAGCATGAAAGCATATCTAAGAACATTTATGGAGCAATTGCTGGACAAATACCCTAATATGAACAAAATCACACACTGTAGTATTTGTAAGCATGACCTACGCTATGACAACAAAATACACAGAATAGATATGGAATGGTACTGTGACAAATGCTATAAAAAATATAAGGAGGACAAATAGAATGAAAATGGTAATTGTAGGTACAGTAGCAAGTGAGGAGGAGAAAGAAGATTTATCGTATGCTGTCAAAATATTCTTAGTTGGACAAAGGATACAAGACCTATCCAGAAATTGGAGGATAAAAAATGAGGTTCGTAACCAAAAAAAGAATCAATAAGGCTGTTGAAGAAATAATAGATGTTGTCTTTGACCATGCAGATTTCGATGTTGAGGTAAATGGACACCATGATTATGATGTTAATCTGTATGTCAACAAAAGCGATAGACCAGAAATATCTAAGTTGGTATATGAAATACTGACCGACAAAAAACCACGGGAACACTGGAAGTTGGTCAATATAGCTGTGAGGAAGATAAAATGACAACATGTTATGATATAAAGGAAAACAAAGCTCTTGAAAAAGCAAAAGCTTATTTAAGACAGTATGCATCAGAGGATGAAATCGCAGGACTAAATGGTAGTGGATGTTTCAACAATCCAAGTAGTGTAGTAGAGGATTGGATAAGAGAAATAAACAAATTGGAGGAAGATGAAAATGAATCCTGAACACACAGAAAATAATTGTGGAGGAGAAGTTGTTTTCCACAAGAAAGGCACGTATTTCGACCAATACAAGTGCAAAAAATGTGGGACAATTATGTTCAATATGAGGTAAAAAGAGGTATTTTTACACACTCCAACAGTAGTTCACATTCGGAAATAGCTATCACTCCTATATATTATACAACCAAAATACGTTATTAAGCTCCATATTAT